AGGAAGCTGAATGAAAAACCTTGCTGAAAAAGTACATTCAAAGGTCAAGCGATTGTTCACTTACAAATCAGACAAAGAACAGTTTCAGGACTTCTGGGATCATTGGAAAAGCTGGGCAGATGAGGTAGAGGCCAACCAGCTGTTTTCTGACGATTGTGACGGATTCTGTCTCACCTGCGCTGAACTCTTGATTAGGCAAGGAGCAAAGCCTGAAGACGTGACCATCTGTGATGTGACAACGGAAACAGGCGGGCGGCATCTGGTTTGTGTATATGGATCATGGGTTCTGGATAACAGATACTATTATGTGCCTTACTGGAAAGATTTGAATTATGAATGGCGCAGGTCGATGAGAATGGATGAACCTGGAACATGGAGGAAAACTTGGAGCGCATACAGGAAAAAGTAACCAGCACATTGGATAAGGATTTACCCGCCAAGGATCGCGTGATCCAGCAAGCCCTCTCGCGTTTCCGCACCTCTATGAACTCCGAGCTCCACAACAGGCTCGAAGCCGCAGAGGACCTCCGGATGCTCGCGGGTCAGGACCACTGGCCTGCCGAGGTCGTACTCCAGCGGGAGCTCGAGGGTCGTCCGGTCCTTACCGTGAACAAGCTTCCGGGCTTTGCGGACCGCGTGATCAACGAGGGTCGCGTGAATCAGATCGCGATCAAGATTATCCCGCGAGGGGGTGGAGCATCGAAGGAGGTGGCCGAAACCCTTACAGGCCTAATCCGCGCGATTGAGCAGGAGTCCGACTCCGAGGTTGCATACCAGACGGCCTTCGAGGGTGCGGTGCAGTGCGGCTTCGGCTACTTCCGAGTAGTAACGAGTTACACGGAAGACTCCCCGTTCGACCAGGAGATACGGATCGAACGCGTGAAGAATAACTTCTCCGTCGTCCTCGACCCGGCTCGAACGAAGGCGGACGGATCCGACTCCCGATTTGCCTTTATCACCGAAATGATTAGCGTTGAGGAGTACGAGGCCCGCTATCCCGACGCCGACGTCCCCTCCTCTCTGCCAGATGACGGGGCCAACGCTGACGTCGGACACTGGTTCGAAGACTCATCGATTCGCGTCGGGGAGTATTGGGTCAAGGTTCCGCACAAAAAGCGGGTGTACCTGCTCTCAGACTCTCGAGTCGTGGACGGGGACGAGTGGGACGAGGCATACCCCCTACTCAAGGAGAAGGAACAACTGGTACACGTCACCCAAGACCCGCAAACCGGTCAACCCATTCAAGTCCCAGGCCCGGCCCCCGAGGGTTCCGGTCTACCCGAGATGATTCTCAATGAAGTCCCGCAAATCGAGCGGGAGCGCGAGATCGACTCGCACAAAGTCCAGCAGTATATCATTGACGGACAGAAGGTCATCAGCGGGCCGCACGAGTGGCCAGGCCGCTTCATCCCGATCGTACCCGTATGGGGTAAAGAAATTACGGTTGACGGCCAGACTCACCTCCGTGGTGCCATCCGGAACGCGAAGGACTCGCAGCGGATGTACAATTACTTCCGGACTGCCGCGACCGAGACCGTAGCCCTGGCCCCCAAAGCCCCGTGGGTTGGAACCGCCGAGCAATTCGAGGGTTACGAGGAGGAGTGGGCCGACGCCAACCGCTCCAACCGCGCCTTCCTAGCTTACAATCACGTTGCGGGTGTGAACCCCCCGATGCGCCAGATTGTGACTCAAACCGCAATCGGGGAGATTACCGAATCCAATATCAGCTCCGACGAGATGAAAGATACAACTTCGATCCAGGACGCGTCTCTAGGGGCGCAAGGGAATGAGGTCTCCGGTCTCGCGATAGCCCGTCGCCAGTCCCAATCTGACGTCGTGAACTTCACCTACGCTGACAATCGCCGCAGGGCCGTCAAATTCTGCGGAGAGATAATCCTTGACCTTATCCCGCGCATCTATGATACTGAACGCCAGGTCATGATCATCCGGCCCGACGACGAAGAAGAGTTTGTGACGGTGAACCAGGTAGTCCCCTCTCCCGTCTCGGACGAACCCTTGATCGTGAACGACCTATCCCTAGGAACCTACGGGGTGAGCGTAACGACCGGCCCATCCTTCCAGACTCAACGACAAGAGGCAGCGGCCTCCATGCTCGATTTCGTGCGGACCGCTCCCGATGCGGCTCGCTTCGTAATCGACCTGATCGCGGAAAACATGGACTGGCCCGGCGCGACCAAGATTGCCAACCGTCTCCGGAAGCTCCTACCCCCAGGGATTGACGAGGACGGACCTCCTCCCCCGCAGGAACCCTCGATTGACGACGTGATAAAGAAGCTCAGGGCCGAGGGGATAACCCTAGCCAACGAGAAAAGGATGTTGGATATCAAGGAGAAAAGAGACGAGATGACCGACGAGGGGAAGGCGTTCGACCGCGTCATCGAGGTCCTGGAGAAATACAAACGCGTAACCGACGAACCCAAAGGAGGAACGAGTGGGAGATCCGATTCGCGAGGGTGACATCGAAGCCCTACGGAACAGAAGGCGAGACGAGGGTAGACCCCTCAAGTCTCAAATCGTAATCAAGGATGGCAAGCGCTATTTCTACAACACCGACAAGAGGGGTCGCGTGCGCGTCACGGACGAGACGTAACCTCCAACCCATAACGGTTTTCCCGTCGCGGGCTACCCGTAGCGGGTGAACCACCAAACCGTCTGGGGCGAAATCCCCTGCAACTCCGGGCTTGACCCGAAAGGACCTGAAGAATGGAATATGATGAGCAAGGCAATCCAGTGGTCGCCACTGAACCCGACGTAAACGCGGATCCGTCATCCGCAGAAGAACCCGATCCGAATCTCGACCCCGACCTCGACCCCGATCTCGAAGCGGGAGAGGGCGAGGAAGAGGGGGAACCGTCACCCTCCGAACCCCGACGACGTAAACCAGGGGCAGAGAAGAGAATTGGATCTCTCGTGGCCGAGCGAGAGTATTGGAAGGGTCGTGCGGAAGCCGCCGAGGCCAGCCGTACCTCTCCCGTACCCGCTCCAGGCTCCGCGAGCGTCCCGACGGACAAGGAGCTGGACCCGAACGACTTTGACAGCGACGCAGCCTACCTGAAGGCTATGGCGAAGCAGGCCGAGGCTCGTCTTGAGGCCCGGTTCGAACAGGAGCGGCAGCGGGCGTCCCAGACGGAACTCCAAGCCGCAATCCAGAAATCCGCCGCCCGCGCTCGCGAAGCCCACCCCGATTTCGATTCAGTGGCGCTGAATCCCGCAGTCCCCACGAGTCAGACTATGGTGGACGCAATGAAGGGGGAGAATTACGCCGAGATCCTGTACGCGCTTGGGTCCAATGTGGCCGAAGCGCAGCGGATTTACGGGTTACCCCCAGTCCAGCAGATCAAGGAAATCGGGAAGATTGAGGCGCGACTTACACGCAAAACACCGAAAAGAAATTCTTCTGCCCCGGACCCGCCCCCCACAATTCGCGGGAGTAGCCCGGCGTCACCCGGAAAGGATCCCGAGAAGATGACGCGAGCTGAACTTCACGCGAAGTGGGAGAAGGATCGGAAGGAAGAGTTGAGGAGAAAATATGGCTAACGCATTTCTTACCCACTCCATGATTGCGGAGCGGGCATTATTCGACCTGACAAACAATCTGATTATGGCGCAGAAAGTGTATAAGGGGTACAACTCCGAATTCGCTACTGCAGTCGGGGGGTACCAGAAGGGTAACTCCGTAACCGTTCACCTGCCGAATAAGTTCCGGACCAAATCCGGGGCGGCAATCAATAAAGTCCAGACAGTGGAAAACTCCACCACGGTTACCGTGGACGAGCAGGAACACGTGGCTCTGGATTTCACCGAGCGGGAATTGACGCTGGATATCGCGGATTTCAGCCGGAAATACATCAACCCGGCGACCATAGCCCTCGCGAACAAGATCGACTCCGACGGGCACGACGAGTACGTGAACGTGTATAATTTCGTGGGTACTCCGGGGACGACTCCCGCGACATTCCGCGTTCTCGCCGATATTGCGGAGCGGATGGATAACGAGGCGGTCCCGGATGACCGGCTCGCGATGTGGTCTCCCAAGGCCGCGTGGGGTCTGGCCGACGGGGAGCTGAAGTCCCTGTTCCACCAGAATATCGTGGGGACCATGGTCCGGCGCGGATTCCTGGGTCGATTCGCCAACACCGAACACTTCATGACTCAGAACGGGTCCTCCCATACAGTCGGGACGCACTCCACGGGATCGACGGGGGTGATGAACGGGGCAACCGCTGAGGGTGCTTCCTCGCTGGTGACCAACGGGTGGGCCGCCTCGACTGAAATCCTGAAGCGGGGTGACGTGATCACGATCGCTAATGTCGTGGGGGTTAACCCCGTAAGCGGAAAGGCGTGGGAGGGAAGCCAGCTTCGCCAGTTCGTCGTCACTGCCGATGTAACCTCGGATGGCTCGGGCAACGCGACGATCCCGATCAGCCCGAAGATCTACTCCTCTGCCGCCGGGGAAGACGTACTCCCGTATCAGACGGTAGTCACGCTGCCCGTAAATGGTGCCGCGATTACGGTCGTCACGGGAGCTGAGGGGACGACTCACCTGCAGAATCTGGCGTTCCACCCCGACTGCTTTGCCCTGACCATGGTTCCGTTCAAGAAACCGAAGAGCGCAGGCAGCAGCATCATGTGGGGTCAGGCATCGGATAAACAGCTTGGGTTGAGCATCACGGTTGCGACCGCGTTCGACATCGACGCCTATTCCGAGGCCACTCGCCTTGACGTGCTGTACGGCTGGGATACGGTCCGGCCCGAACTCGGGGTGAGGATTACAGGGTAACCCGTAGTCCGTGACGCGTAACCCCGGCCAGATAACCCCGGCTCGTAGTCCGTGACGCGTAACCCGTAACGGGTAACCCCGGCTCGATAATCGCGGGAGGATAACCCCCGCCTCCCGCTTCTTTTTTTTCTTTCCTGGTAGCTTCATTTTCTGTGCCAGCTTGACGCTGTGCGTTGTGCGTTGGGGGTGTGCGGGGGGTGTGTGGGGTACCAGGGGGGGGGGATTACCCGTTACCCAAAGACCAAAACCCATTACCCATTAACCAAAAAGGAGAACGAAATGGACTCAACCGACAATTACCGCATCGCGCCGACCTGGCTCCACCGAAAGGGGGAGGCTCGCCTCTTCACCACGCAAGAGGAAGTGGACGAAGCGTGGGGGGAGGGGTGGTTTGGACCCCCCTGGCTAAACAATGACGATCTTCTCCTCGGCAGCAAGGATTTCGAGGAAGAATTCCGGACCAAAGCTGGACTCGTCCGTGCCGTAAAGGAAGACCCGAGGTACGCTGGACTCGAACTCAACCCGAGGAATACCGTGGAAGACTTGATGAGTGACGTTATCGCGCATGAAATCGTCGTCGGGTTGCGTGCGGGGGGTGAGGACTCGGACGCGGGTGCGGACGCGGGTGAGGAGGAATAATGGCCAGTAGCAGCGCCAACGACATTATCGAGCGGGCCTTGGTGAAGCTCGGGGTATTCCATCCGGGAGAGGCAATTCCCGCTTCGGTTCAAGCTCAGGTCTTCGCGGAACTCAACGACATGCTGGAGCGATGGGCGCTGGAGCGGCTAATGGTTTCCGCTGACGTCTTGGAGTCTTTCTCCCTCACGCCTGGGAAGGCGGATTACACGTACGGGACAGGAGGAGACTTCGATTCCCCCGCCCCCGACTCCATCCTCCCCGGCGCGTTCATCCGGTCCGGCGCCACAGATTTCCCGCTCCACCGGGTGACGCTCGACACGTATCGCGCCCGGCCCACCAAGGACACGGGGGCCAGGCCGGAGGTCTTCGCGGTTAACCCAACCCCTGACTTGAACGAGATGTGGTTCTGGCCTACCCCTTCCGCAGCGGACGACGTGCACTTTCGCGTCCGTAAGCAGCTCACGTCTTTCCCGGATCGGACTACCGACGTCAGTCTCCCCAAGGGGTTTCGCGGGGGGATCGTGTCCAACTTGGCCATCGAGGTGAGCTCCAATTTCGGGAAGAAGGTGGGCCAGGGGCTTGCGGTTCAGGCCATAGGATTCACCCACTCGATAAAGCATGCGAACCGGGTCTCGGGCTACCCGATGCGCACCGACCTTGGAGCTATGACAGGGAATGCCCGCAGCCCGAGATTCAACTCGGGGCCGTTTGTGTGATACCCGTAGGGGGAGACCCGTAAGGGGAGACCCGCAGGGAGACCCGCAGGGGAGTGCAACGGAACAAAGGAGGATATAATGGCTATCGAACCAGCAACATACAAAGAACTAAGACGCGTGACAATTACCGAGGCAAACAACGGGTATACCGTCTCCAAGTACACGGACCAGGGGGAATCGGTCGAGGTCGCCACGAGTTGGGAGGAGGCGGCAGACGCAGCCCGCAAGATGATGGGTGCCGGGAAGGGAACGTCGTGAAGCTAAAGATCCCATTTACCGGACCGACCTACCAGTCCGATTCGGTCTTCCTCTCGAACCAGATCTGCCGCAACTTCTACCTTCGCCCGTATCCCGAGATGGGTCAGGGGGCTATGGCCCTCTTCGGAACTCCGGGGCTGGTCGAGTGGTGCGACTTGGGGGTGGCGAGTAGGGTCCGAGGTATCCTCTCGTTCGACTCCTACCTCTATGCCGTCGCGGGCGGCAAGCTCTTTCGCGTAACCCCCGACGGTATCGCGGAGGAGTTGGGGTCTCTCGACACCACTGCGGGCACCATCAGTATGGCAACCAACGGGCTGGATCTGATTATCATCGATGAGTTCTTCGGTTATATATGGGATTTCGGGGCTGAGACTTTCGCCAAGATAACAGACCCCAACTTCCCTCCCTGCCAGAGTGTAGTCCACATTGATGGCTACTACCTTGTCCCGAAGCGAGACACGGGTCAGATATGGCGATCCGACTACAATGACGGTTCGACCTGGGGCGGACTCGCGTTCGACTCGGCGGGGGCCGATCCCGACGACGTTCTCGCGATTCAAGTCTCCAACCGTGACGTGTACACGATAGGGGAGCGGACGACCCAAATCTGGGTGAACACCGGGGCGGCAGTCTTCAATTTCCAATCCATTCAGGGAGCATTCATAGAGAAGGGGTCCGTCTCTCCTTTTGCCTCTTGCGTGGGGAATAACGCAGTCTATTTCGTCTCGCGGGACTACAACGGGCAGGGTGAGGTAGTCCAGGTGGTCTCCCGTCTAGCAAAGGTCATCTCTACTCCCGCCATCACCCGCCAGATTCAGTCTTGGGGTGACCTCGGGGATGTTCAGCTCTTCTCCTACGAGCAGAAGGGTCACACACATATCGTCGTAATGTCTCCGAACGCCAGAGAGACGCTCGTGTTTGACTCGACAACCGGACAGTGGCACGAGCGATCCTCACGCTTCCTCGATGGTATGGAGATGGTAAACGGGCAATGGCGCGTGACCTCCCATACTTTCTTCGCCCGAGCCTCCCGGCATATCGTGGGGGACATGGAGAACGGGAAGCTCTACACGCTGGACCCCGACGCGTACGACGAGGACGGGGAAGAGATGATCTCGGTTCGCCGGACTCCAATCTTTCGCTCGAATCAGGAGCGGATAACGATTCACGAGCTACAGGTCGTTACGGAACCTGGGGTGGGACTCGTGACGGGAGAGGTGCAGGACGTAAGCCCGCAGGGGATTCTCCGTTGGTCGCGAGACGGGGGTCGGAGGTGGTCCGCCGGGGAGGACATTCCTCTCGGGCCGATCGGGGAGACGGAAAACAGGGCGCGGGTCATCCAACTCGGGCAAGGGGATAACTGGGTATTCGAGCTGGCTATCTCAGCCCGAGTGAAGCGGGTGATTAAGGACGCCATAGCGGAAGTGGAGATGGATATATGAGTTTAGGCCTACCATCACTCCCGAAAACCGAAATGTTTATCGGAGGGATAATGTCCATGGAGTGGCAGGAGTTCTTCCGCCTGCTGTTCGAGCGTGTCGGGGGGTACGAAGATTTGCCCGACAATGAGTTGCTGACGATAGATGAGGAACACAGGGTAACATTTACCTGGGATGGAACTGTCGTCGGAGTATGGATTGACGGAGTGTTTGTGAAGAATATATAATGTAGAACCCCGGGGAAGGGGTCATGGGAGGAGGATGGAATGGAAGCGGAACTGAGGAGCAAAGGTGGGGACCGCATTAGGCTCGCGAGGATCGACGATATCCCGCGCATACTGCAGATGGCTTACGGGTTTCACGAGGATGCGATTCGACCGTTGGGTCTGGGGTATTCCCCCGCAGACTTCGGGGCCTATCTCGTATTCCTCATCCAGTCTCCAATCGCCTCGGTCTTCGTCCTTGAGGGGGACCTTGAGGGGGACCTTGAGGGGAGGGGAATCCAGGGAACGATAGCGGGTCTGATCTCCCCATGGTTCATGCAGGGGTCGGACGTCATCCTCACGGAGCAGTGGGTGTGGGTGGAACCTGAAGCTCGTGGGGGCGGGGCATTCTCCCGTCTCCTGGAAGCCCTGACCCAATGGGGGATCGGACTCGGGGCCACCAAGCTCTGCATGGTCGCGATTGGGAGCGGGACCGAGGAGCAGGTGCGGGAGTTCTATGCCCGAAGGGGCTTCACCTACATGGAAACGCACTTCATCAAAGACTTAAGCTCGGGATCGGGCGCGAGGACGGGTCCGGGATCGGGCGCGAGGGAGGAGGAATAATGGCTATCGGAACAGCAACAGCAATACTCGGGGGAGCAGCTTTGGGGGTTGGAGGTTCTATTCTGGCCGCGGATAAGCAATCGAGCGCGGTCAATTCCGCCGCATCTTCTCAGGCTCAAGCCACTTCGCAATCGACCCAGATGCAGCTCGACTTCTTGCGCGAGAACCACGAGGACATCGCCGAGGCAGTGGAAGCGGGGCTTATCGACCTGGATCAGGGGTTTAATCTCGCGATTCGGAAGCTGCAGCCCCTTACGGGTTTGAAGGTGTACAAACAGGCTCGGAACCTCCTAGCGGACCCGTCCTCGCTCGCGGATCGCCCGTCTTACCAGTTCCAGCTCGAGCAGGGAACGGAGGCGCTCCAGGGGGCCTTCTCCCGTGGATCCGGAGGGGGGCTGTCCGGACGAGGGGTCCAGGCCGCTCAAGAATTCGGGCAGAATCTGGCGTCAACCGCACTCGATGCGGAGTTGAACCGCCTGTTCCCCTTCATCAATACGGCAGTCCAGGCCCGCTCGAACATCAGCCAGCTTCAGGCATCCCAGGGCAGTGCGAAGGCCAATCTACGCCTCGGAGGGGCTACGGGACAAGCCAACGTCTCCGGCCAGTACGCGCCGGGTATTGCCGCCGGGATTCAGAGTCAGGGGAATATAGCCGCAAATCAGGCTATCCTTGGGGCAAACGTCCAAACCGGACTCATGTCCAACTTGGCCAACGTGGGGACTCAGTTCATGAACACTGCAGCCGCTAACCCCGGCTTATTCAGCACCCCCGCCTCGACTCCCCAGCCGTATAACCCGTGGGTATCGGCGCAGAACCCGCTGGGATTAACCCCTGGCCAGGGATTATAAGAGGGGGGGGGGATGCCCGCCCCAACACTAACCAGGAACGGAGGAATTATGCCGACTTTACCGCAGTTACAGCAGTTTCAAGTCCCAAATTACGCAGCGGACCTTCTCACGAAGCAGACCACGGCCCAGCTCGCACAGACAGCCCGGCAGAAGGTGCAAAACGAAGCCGCCCTCGAGATGCAAAAGCTGGGCTTGAGGAACCGCGAGATTGGAATCTCGGAGGGGAGACTGGGGCTGGATATCCAGAAGCAGCAGGTTGAAGTCGCCAAGCTCCAACGGGAACAGGCAATCGACGCCAACGAGTTCGCGCTCAACCTCCTGACGGGAGTCAACTCCGAGGAGGACCTCTCGATAGCCAAGCACCAATTCGCCTCCCGCTACCCGGAGCACCTCCAGATGGTGAATCAAGTCCTTCCGTCTTATAACCCGACTTCAGTCCGCCTTATCCGCAACTCGCTACGGGATGAGACCACACGCCTGAAGCAAGAGGAACTCGCGTTCAGTCAGGCGATGGACGTCGGTAGATTCGGGCTGGAGGAGAGAGCGCAACGGCTCGGCGAGCGGAAGCAGACCTTCGAGGAGACGAGGCCGAGGGGTTACGCCCCCGGAACCCTCATCAAGACTCCAGGAGGGACGGATCAGCAAGTTCCCACGGCCCCACCCAAACCCGACTTCGAACTCTTCACGGATTCGGAGGGGAACCAGGCGTATCTCGCAAAGGGCGCAAGTGTCCCGTCGGGATGGACCCGCGTGGATAAGCGTACCGGTCCTGCCGTCAACGTGTATACGGGGGACTTGGCCCGCACGACTCGCACCAAGGTGGAGTCCGAGATCATCGAGGGGGTGAAGAATGTCCAGTCCTTCCGCAAGACGGGGGAGATGTTCAAGGATGAGTACCTGGAGGTAATGGGTAAAGGAAAAAAAAAGGCGGCTGAGATTATGGACAAGGCCGGAGTCTCGACGGAAGATCAGAGGAAGTACATAAACGAGTACGCCCAGTGGTTCCGCCAGGCCAAGTCCGACTTCCTTGCCTACCGTAAGTGGGTGACGGGTGTCGCGGGAGGGGAGAAGGAGATGCAAGAGATTGCCACTGCCTTCCCCGATCCGGTGAACAACAGTCCCGAGCAGTACAAGGCGAACCTGAAGTCAATCGAGGAGACGACGAAGCGGGTACTCCAACTGAACGCAGACTTCCTCCGCCTCGGGATTGACATGGACCAGCCTCTATCCGTTGTGCTGGAGCAGGCGAAGGAGAAAGGATTTGACCAGTTGCCGCCGGGGGCTGAACCCCAGGTCATCCGCTACACCCGTGACACCAACGGAAATCTTGTTCGAGAGGAGGAGGTCAGATGATGGAGCGAATGGGACCACGAGAGGGGGAGGTCAGATGAAGAAGGTAGTAGGTCCAGAGGGCCAGGAGTTTGAGTTCCCGGACGACGTAACGCAAGAGGAAATAGACTCCGTGGTCCAGCGGGAGCTTGGATCTCAAGACGCGGGCGGAATCCCCGACCCCACCTTTGGGGGGTCTGGCTCCGTAGCCGCTCTTGACCCCGCTTCTGCAGCTCAGACCGAGAAGGGGGCCTCGATGGGGAGGGCAATCGCACTCGAAGCTCCACAGACTCTCGGAGGGGTAGCGGGGGGCCTGACCGCAGCCACCGGCCTGACCGCCGGTGGTCCCGTTCTTCTCCCGCTCGCAGTGGGTGCCGGCGTTGGAGGAGCTTTCGGGGAGTCCATGAAGCAAATCGGACAGCACCTCTCGGGTTCGCTCGACGCTCCCGCGACGTCAACGGAAGCGGCCAAACGGATAGGGGAGGCGGCTTTAACCGAAGCGGGGTTCGAGATGGTTGGGGGGTTGGTCGCGAAGGGATTCGGGAAGATCCTCGCCCCGTTTCGCAAGGAGACGATCCCCGGCCTCGCGACAGCCTCGAAACGGTTCGAGGATCAGATTAAGCCAGTCCTCCTCCCCTCCGAGGCCACCGAGTCTCGAGTCTTGGATATCCTCGGAAACATCAGCGAGTCGAGCCTCATCGGGGGAAACGCGATAGCCAAATTCAAGACCAAACGGGGGGAATTCTTCGACGATTTCGCGGACAGTATGATTGACCAATTCGGGAAACGGGTAAGCCCGGACGAGTTGGGGTCTCTGTTCGTCACGGCACTCGAAGCGAAACGGAAAGTCCACAAGGAAGCGGCAGACGTGCTGTACAATAACGTGCAGGCCCTCATCCCTCCCGACGAGATCGTGAAGCGGACTGAAGTGAAGCTGGTCCCCACGGGCATCGCCGACGAGTATGGGAATCCGGTAACGAGGACGGTTGAGGAGGAAGTGGAAGAGGTAATCCCGGGCTTCCGCATCCCCACCCGTAGCCTGCGCGACTTCTCGTCCAAGGTCCGCGTGCATTCCACGGAGCTCGGGGGAATAGAGGCGAAGAACGCGGGGGACGACCTGATGGATGCGATCAATGGGTTACCCGAGGGACTTTCCTTCCAGGAGGCGAAAGAGTTACGCTCGCGACTCATCAGTCGAATCGATGAGTTCAGCGTCATAAACAAGAAGGCTCCGGCAATCGGGAAGGCGAAAAAGCTCGTAAGCCTGTTGGACAAGCAGATGGCAGACTC